GCTGGTTCGCTCATGTGTCCTCGACTCCTTGACGATAGATCGCCATGTCACCAGATCGCACGATACCCCGTGTAGCGGTAGAGGTTTGGCTAGCTGTGGAGTTGAAGTTCTGCATGCTTGTAGTGGCTGTGTTCATGCTGTTGGCAAAGCTGTACATTGCAACTGCAGCAGCCGCTATAACAGCGATACCCACACCAGTTAGAGCCAAGAAGGTCCCGTAACTGATGTTTAGGGCGTTCTGTGCAGCTGTGGCGACCCAACAAGCAGCAGAATACACTTTCTGGGCAACAGCCACGCCCACACTGGTAGTCATGAACGTGCCCATAACTGAGACAACCATCATGGCGCTGTTGAACACCTTAGCTTGCGCGTCATCGAGTAATCCGAATTGGTTGGCGATGTAACCGATTGCCATGCCCGAAGCGCCTATGCCAGCGATGGCAGCGCCTAAACTCTTAATGCGGGCACTTAGGGCTTCAGCGTCAGTTTTGATTCTGCCAAACTCGTTACTTGCACGGTTAACAGCCCGAATAGTTACGGCGATTTCTCGAAAACTCAAAGTCCAGCCTCCGCTTTAGCTTGATCAATGGCTGAAACTATGACTGCTTCCAGTTCTGGCAGATACTGCTGGATTGCTGGGTAAAGATAGGGTTGTGCTTGCATGTATTTGGTGCCTAGCTCGACAACTAAGGCGTAGGTGGCGTTTGCGCCAATTTCAGCTACCCATTCCTGAATTTTTGCATAAATGGTGCTTCGAAGGTAACCTGTGCGGACGGGAACAAGGCGCATGGCTTCTGCTTTGACGTCGGCAGCCCAGCTAGCCAAAAAGCTGTGGACCTCACGTTGCATGCCCGAATCTAACCTTTGCATTGCCGCTTTGAATTCTTCTACGCCTTGTATGTCGCAGGTTACTTCTAGTGCCGTTTTGCTTCACGCTCCGCTTTCCGTTTCTCTTCTTCAGCGATTTCATCCATTACGTTCAAGATGTGGCAGAACTCCTGCACTGTTCGGGCTGGCTGCTTGGCGAGTTCTGTTGGTGTCCATCCGAAGGTTTGGCATAGCCTAAACTCGACAAGAGTGCTGTGCGGCTTTCCTCGTCTAACTGCTCTAGTAAAAAACGCAGGTCCTCCCGCGACATGCCGTTTAGTCTGTTGGCTACTTTAGAGAAGAGTTCCCCAAGCTCGATGGGTATGCCGTCTTCCTCGCCCAGAAGCTTCTCAAGTGTTATGGGGTGGCTTTGAGGTTGGCCATGCATGCTTGCCAAGATGGTTTCAGCTTGTATGGCTATGAAGTCGCTGCTCTCAACGTCGCCGGACAGTTTGTTGTATTTTGTGTACCTTTGGATGATGCGATTTCTTTTAGCCCAGGTTATCTCAGCAAAGCTATAACTGCCCTTGTATTCTTCGCCGAAGCGGCCATCTATCTCCAACTTTTCTGTTTTCAACTCTATTTTCCTCCTTTTGACTATAAGATGCTAAGCGGTCCTCTAGCCGTGAAAGGCACCTTAGCGTAGATCAGGTCCTCAGATTTGCCGCTTAACGAAAAGTCATCCCATTTGGTATGCTCTACGCTAACCTTGTTGGCTCCGCCTAACCCAAATTCAAGGCTGGACTGCTCGACGTCGGCTAAGATGTCGTCGGCTTCTTGCTTGCTCTCAAACTCAAAATTGAGTTCCCCAGTCAGCAGCCGTTTGCCCCAAGTAAGGTACTTAGCCAAGTGCCCGTTAACTGACCTTATCACCGGTACCGGTTTGCAGGAATTATCGATTTGCAGCTTCCAAGAAGTAACCCGTTCACAGGTTACGCCGCCGATTTTGACATAACTCTCACTGCCTAAAACAGCGCCCGCATACTCGGTGTAAGAAGCGCCCGTGATCTTGGCTGTCCCGACCTCTATGTCTTGGGCTGGAAACTCTGCTTCACACTCCAAAATGCCATCTATGTCGCATGTTAGAGTGGCCTTGTCGAAGCGTGCGCCCTTATAGAGCAGGCTTATGACGTCTGTGGCAAAAGCGAATTGGTCCTTGTAGTAGAGCACTTGCAGGGAAAGGCTGATGTTTAGTTCTTGCTTAACGTACTGAAGCAGATTGATTGGAGCATCCGTTGGAATGGGATATTTTACTTTCAGGACCGGTTGTCTTAGCCCACGTTTGAGAGTAACAACATCGATTGAGCCTGTGCCCGGAACTCGGATGTTGTTTGGGTTTATGTCCGGGTCTAAGCTGCTGCAGGAGTGCCCAAGCATCGAGGGATTGGCTGGAACTACGCCGAAGGAGCCTTCGGTAGCATAATAGAACTTTTCTTGGTCGCTGTGATAGGTGTCTACCATCTTGTTTTTCACCTGTGACTATGAAATGGCAACTGACTCAAACAGCCAAGCCACGATTTGGATTTCCTCTGTGTAGAGAAACGGTTTGACGTCGGTTACATCGACGTCTCGCCAACTGTGGGCGTCGCAGAACGTTATGCCCCTAACGTCAACGGTTGCTTGGACAAAATCGCAGTACAAAACGGCGGGCGAAATCCCATTTGAGGGGTTGGTTGTCCTTGCCAGCAGGTAAAGGAAGCCGTCATCGTTGACGTAGTTCGTGAGGTTAGACGTTAGAGATACAGTCAGGGTTTCATCTGTTCCCAAAACGCCAGTTTGCGCATTGCCCCAAACGCCTGAGACGTTATCCCATACTTTTAGGGTTATACCGTTTCCCGTTGGAGATAGCCCAAAACCTTCAAACGCCAAAACTACGCGCTTTAAACACTGCTTTCTGGCTTCGTTTCGGCTCTCTCCAGCTTTGGAGCCCATTTTGAAGCGGAAAAGCATAAACGCAAACTCACCGTTGCCAGTTGCGCTTTTGGAGTGTCTTAGGTCGTCGCTTCCCCAAAGGTTCGCATACTCGGGATTCGTCAATTCTGCCCAAGCAGCGTTTAATGGCTCTGGCTCGGTTGTAGATACTGCACTATAGACCTTGTGAGTCGTGGATGTCGAGTCAATCGGGTAAAAGTTGTAAAGCGTCCTATAGGGCAGGTTGCGGTTTTCAGGAATGATCAACAGCAGCTGCTCAAGCACTTTGTCACGCATGACTCTGCCGACGTCTGAGCTTGCAGTTGGCTTGTCAACGGTAGTTATGGTTACTCGCAGGGAGTAGATGCGGCGCCTGAGTTTGCCGTCTAAAGTGTGTTTCTGGGCTTGGCAAGGTTCAGACGTCTTGGAAACGGTAATTTGGGCGTCATAGTCTTTGAGCAGTTCCCGATCATAATTCGCCTGAGAGCAAAGGACACGGGCCAAGCCGCCATCATCTTTGACAACTCTTAAGCGAGACTCGATCAGACGGAGAACCGTTATGACTGGGTTTTCTACTTCGCTCAACTTGCGATTAACCTCCTTGCAACACTTTTGAAGTAGAACCGCTGATTCGCAAACATGAATGGAGTTACGGTTTGGATTTCGTAGTCTTCGCCTTGACGCCTAATCTTGTCATGAACCCTAACTGGGAGAAAAGTGTAGAAGGCTAAGTAGTCGTTCAGGTAGTAACCTGCTTCTAACATCACTTGCTCGGCTTTGAGCGAGGAAACAACGGCTAGCAAATCCAATGGTTCGCCGTAAGTCACTGTTGCAGCGGCTTCTCGAACAGGATAGAGCGTGACTGTTTCGCCTTTGCTCTTTAGAATCTTTGTGAACTGGGTTACTGGCTCCTCATAGTGGAGGAATAGTTCGGCTAGCCAGCAAACTGTGACCAATGCCTGCTTGTTTTCGACATAACTGTAGTCGGTGTGTTTGGCGCCCCAAAACATGAACTTATCCGCATGTTTGCCGATGACTTCTATGCTGAGTTTTAGGCTTGGCTTGTCATGGTTTTGGCGGATTTTCCAAAGGATCCCACTTGTGACAGCGTCATAGTAGTCGCATGCTGAGAATCGGCTAACGACGTCTATGTAGCCCGCCCAGCAGACTGCAGGGTCATAGGCTGGATACTTTGCGCTAGCCCTGATGTTGTTTAGAGAGTTGTAGACTTTTTGGCAGCTAACACTCCAGCCCTCAACCGCATACATCCCCAGCAAGGCGTAGGCAAACGGGTCATCGTAAACCTCATTCTCAGTTAAGCCTACCCTGTGCCATTTGCCGTCAGAAGGGTCAAAGTCTAACCAAAGATTCTCAAAACCGTATCTGAGAAAGCCTATTGCTTTGCTCATAATGCCCTGGTATGCTGAAGCGTTTGGGATGTCGTGTTTTTCGGCTAGCATCTTTAAGCCGATCAAGCCATAGAGGCACTCCACATCCAGTTGCAGAAGCCATGCATCGCCAAGTGTCACTGTTCTTGCAAAGCCGCCGTAGGCCTGCTGGTCCTGCATGGTTTTAAGGAAAGTTCCGCCGGCTAGCTTTGCCGCATCTAAATAGGCAGTATTGCCGGTTAGATCGTAAGCCCTCAAAAGAGAAGGAATGACTCTGCAAGCGTCGACACTGTAATAGTATGTGCTGTCTTCTGCACTTTTGAACCCGCCATAAGCCTTTCTCGCTGGGTCAAGGCACTGCTGGGTTAGCGCCCAATCGCCTAAACTTACAATTTTGGCGTAGATTTCGGCTTTTCTGTCCTCAAATTGTGGGGCAGAGTAGGCTTCACAGAGAAAGTCGATGGCGAAGCTAGCCGCTAAAACGCCCCTGCCATACGCTGGGTCTGGTGTGTTCGGCGGTATAATGTAAACATAGGGCGCGTAGTCCATGACGAATTGATAGTATGATTCAGGAACGGTTCTCATGGCTAAGCGCTCCCCACATAAATGTCTTTGAGATCAGCAAGAATACGCTCAAACTCTGTTTGCAAAACTGTCAGGCTGGGCAAGGCTGCGTTGGAGCTTGTTAGGTCGCCAACACTGAAGTTTAAACCAATTGCAGAACCGCCCGTCAGGTAACAAACGGCATAAATTGCCGCCAGAAGCGTTATCGCTTCTTTCTGTGCGTCAGTGCAGTTTTGGTAGTCTATATCAGCGGAGAGTTCAAGCCCTAAAGTGACCTCTGCACGCTTAATCATCTTCAGAACTTTCACGTCAGAAATGTCCGAATCCTTAACATTAAGAACGTCTCTGACGTCTTCCGCTGATATGCTACCCACTGCTATGCAGCTCCTTCGCTTTGTTGCGGTTTGCCGCCCATCAGTTCTTTGATGCCTGCGATTATTCCGCCCACCATTGAGCTGCCGAGGATGCCGAGTTCGACGTTTCCAACTGGAAAGCCAAGCCCCATCCAAGTAGCTAATGGCGGTAGAACGAAAGCGGCAAACATTAAGAGCGCTTGCTGTTTGTCTGACAACTTCATTTCTCTTTTACCTCCTTACTTTGAACACGTGCTTCGGGTTGGCTATCCCAAAGTTCCCAGCCGAATTTGACAGCGTTCTTTCGGAACTCTTCTGCTCTTACCAGCCCAAGCTCGGCGGCTTTAATCAGATCGGCGGGCACAAGCTCAGGCGTTTCGGGGCTTCCAAAATTCAGCCTAACATTCGCCTTAGCAGCGTCAAAACCTGCCTGAGCTACCGTGACAGCGAAGATTTCTTTCTCAACTTGCCGTTTGATGTAGCGCTGGACGGGTTTTATGAGCATGTCCTGTAAATCAAGCGCTGCTCTTGCCGATGCTTCAGTGAAGCCTGGAGTGCTAAACAACCTGGGCAGAGGCGTCTCGCATCCAAGATAGAATTGGTTTACCATGTGGTCTATATAATACTCAAAACGTGCCCTTGGGTCAATGGATACAGGATAGACGCCGACGGATTTGGCGCCGCTGAAAAGCCATTGCCCCTCTTCCGGACGGTTCTTTATTGCAGACTCATACTTTTTGATGGTGTCCTCTTTCTGCCCCTCAAGCTGCACAACAACGTCTGGTCCAGCATATTTCTTAAAGATGTTTGGCAGAATCTTCTCTATCTTGGCTTTCATCCAAGCATACGATGGACGCTTATCAGTGTCAACAGTCAGAGTGTGGAGTAGAACCTGCAGCAAGCCGACGCCGAACCCAGACGGAACATCGCCATTTAGCCGCCAGTGAATTACGGCTTCGGGCTTTAGCTCGTTTCCAGCGCTGCCCGCATAGCTGCCACTAAGCTGGTAACCTGTGACTTTATAGGGAATTTTCAGGTTAAGAACAGAACTTAGACCGATGCGTTGAACCGAATCAATCGGCATACGCAAAGTGTCCGCTAGCCGTTCCGGTGTGAGTTTGAGCCAGAAATCGTTGCCGCAAGCAATCAGCGGCTTAGCCATATCATTTAGAAGCCCATCAAGGTTGATGTCTTCGCAGAACCTGTCCACGGCGGCTTTAGCCTCAGCGGCTTTGTCGTATTTCTCATCGGCTGTGGTGTAGAAGCCCATGCCAACCGTCGAAGCTGCCAACAGGTCTACGCTGCTTTTGCAGGTTGGGTCACGGTCGTAAAGCTTCATAACGTCTGTTAGTGGGATGCATGAGGTGTCAAAGAACACTCTTTCATTTGGCGAAGCCACACCTGAAGCAGGCGCATAGGAGAGCACTTCACGGATTTTCTTCAAGACACCACTCATACAGGTTAACCTCAAACGGTTTTTTGGTACCCAAAAAAATGGGGAAAGAAATTGTTGGTTTAGAGCAGCCTAAGTCATAGTCTGCTTTACGTTCGTCATTCGGGCAATAGCTTTAGATCGCAGGATGCCAGCGCCAAACCTTGTGGTTCCACGTACACCGTAGGTTCCAGTTTTTACTTCTTCCCAATCTTCTACGGTAACGTCTCGACGCAGAAGCATAACTGAGGCAACTCGGGTATCAATCGCATACATCGTACCATTGGGCACAAGAGTGCTTGATTGCACCGTCATACCCAATACGCTACCTATAGTGCCCTGAGCAATGTCGGTCTCACTACTCGGCAAGTACACGGACTTCACGAATTTGTCATCGTTGAGAAGTTGGTGCAGTTGCATCTCGTTTACCGCTAGAACAGTGGGACGCCAATGTTCCCTCTTGACTGCCTCATGTAGACTAAGCAATGAAGTCCAGCTTGCGACAGTGCCGCCGCCCGCTAATTCTGCCCCAGTAGCCAAATCGCCTGCTTGGACTGCGGCATACAAGGCAAGTATAGCCTCGGTTTCATGTTGTCCAAGCGCCATGCCAATGTTGTCTACAGCTTTAGTCATGACGTTCCAAGTGGCGTCTTCTAGGTACTCTCTGGTCCATTGGTCGGATGCTTCTGCTAATTGGTTTGTGTAGATGTCAACTGTTGTGGGTTTTTTGGCGCTTATTCTTGTAACTGCACCTTCAGCGTAACGGTAGCCTACTGCGCCTGCGTCTATTGGGAAGCGTTCCATCGCTTCGTTTGTGGGCATGACGGTGATAATGTTTCTGCCAATCAATTCAGGCCATGCAGCGTCAACCATGGTGTCGTGCATTCTGCCCAAGGCGCCTGCCATGTCACTGAAAAAGTTCTCTTTAACGCCCATCTGTACATAGCGCTTAAGGAATGGGTGCTCGGCTTTCTGCTTAAGCTTCTCGTAGATTTCCCGCTGCTCGTTCGGCTTTGCCATTAGGGCTTCGAAAAGTCGTGGTTTCAAAGTTATCACTTTTCCACTTCGATGAAAATGAGGTCGCCATCTGCAGTTGCGGATTCTAATGCGGTTCCGAGTTTGCGGTTGTAGAATACGGTGTAGGTTGCTGCTCCGCCTTCGTTGACGGGTTGGTCTACATGCTGTGTTACTTTGTTGCTGCCAGCACTGCACACACCGTATCCACGGGCGATTGCGCCATTTGCCACAACTTTGATTCTGCCTTTTGTGAGAACAGAACACATGTCGCCAACTGCAACGGTTTTTGTTGCTACACCTATGGCCATGTCTCCACCTGGGCTTGGCGAGACTTTGTCATCAGAGCTAAGGTAGACCGGTGAGCCTTTGGTGATTGCAGCTTCGGCTTCGAAGGACTCTATGTCGGCGTCGGGGTCGTCGGTTTCTCCTGCAGCCATCCAGCTTTTGCCTGTTTTATCAGCCATAAAAAGTCAAATCGATTTTTCTTGAATTTCCCAAAGTTCGTCCTTTGGTACTCTTCCTCATAGAAATGAGCGTAAACACGGCTAGCTGTCTCCTGATCGCTGCTCTAGCTGCTGAACTACTCTTCTCAGTTCTTGACACATACGCTGTGGACCTAAACTCCAGCTTCTCTGAACCATAGTTGAGGGCAGAACAGCTTCAATCATTTTAACTGCTTCAGAAACCGTTATCGTCTTAGGTGGATTCTTTAGCAAGCCTCCACCCGGCACTTGTTTGCGTAGGTCCTCGATGGTTTTTTGTGCCTCAGTTAACCTGCCTTCTGTTTGAGTGAGTTTTTCTAAAACTTGCACGTTAGTCTCGGGGACACCTGGAACTGCTACAAGGCTTAACTCGGCGTTGTGCAGTCCATGGGGAACCTTGCCATCTACAAGATCGACGGCTTCATAGTCTGCGCCGACGCTGACGTGTTGGATTAGGCCTTTGCGGATTTTCTCAGCTGTTGCCTCGTCGTAGATTTCCGCTTCATAGAAGAGGTTGTGGCCATCCCAATCGGTCTTTGTGACTTTGCCGATTGCGTTGGGAACTGCAACGTGCTCGATATAGACGGGCGCATTAGCCAGCTTGCTTGTGAATGCTTGCAGCTCTTCGCTGGTGTAAATGTTGTGGTTTCGGCTCATGCCACTGCACATGGCCACACCCCGAATACACAGGGGTTTGCCTGACATAGCTTCAAGAACTGTGAAAGGCAAAAGAGAAGCTACATGCTCCCTAACACGCTTACAATCCTTACAGCCAACTCCATCCTCAGACATAGCACAATCGCAAAATAAGCCGTAACAATAGATTAATGCCTTGAGAGCCTAAACACGATAATATCACAAATAGGATAGGTTACATTATACTGATTCTTTCACTCTTTCACTCAGAATTGACTGTTTGATAGCCCACAACGTGGATATGGTATTTACGCAAACGCTTTATCGCTCTGAATTTTACTAAGGCAAAACTCGAACAAGTAATCTCCTTGAGGATAAATAGCCCTTACACGTCAGACAAACACACTCAATGATTCAAGGCAAGAGGCGCTGATGGTAATTTAGCTCCTTAACGGTGCGCTGGATATTTTAAACAATATGCAGAGTGAAAAATACTATTTTCTGACAATGAAGTGTCTGCTGGTCTGAGAAAAAACGCCTAAAACCGAAAGTCATGCATTTCTTCTTTTGCTAGTTTAGTGCAGACCTAGTATTACTAGCGCTTGGCATTCATTTAAAAGCTTTTGACAAAAAATATTGTCAAAGTTTGTCCTAAAGTGTAGTATTAAGTATCTCTTGTTTAGTAAGAGATAACTTGGT